TGGGCCGCTACCGGGGGTTAAGGGGAGGAATTGCACCTCTCTTATCCATCGTGTCATGATGGACCCAGCACTTGCCGGCCTCCGTTTCCGTCTGCACAGCAGACCCCGGAAGTTGTCCCCGATTCTATTTAAGTGGATCGGTAAACACTATGCGTTTTCGTACGCACCACGTTTGTTCTGTTCGATTTAAGTGGACAGAAAAACACTAGTTCATATCGTCGAACCCACGTTTGTAATTTTAACGTCTACAAATGACGTTTTTATTATATATTTATTACGCGGTAGTAGTACCCGTTCCAGAGGTCCCAGCAGTTCCAACTGCAGCAGCCTCTTCCCATACCAACCCCGAAGCATCTTCAAAAGCTTTCCGGTCATAAAGACCAGAACCTCCAGAAAGTGCATCGAATAACAACTGCAATTGTGATCTTACGGCCACAGTCGCATCGTCAACTCTCCTTGTCGCCTCCCTTGTCTCAGAACTTGTTGGATTCACCACATTAGTTGACTCCACTTCAATGATACGGTTCCTAGTATCCAACGCCTGGAACACGGCATGCAACAAAGGACGTATGGTTGGATTATTCGCCCACAAGTATATGGTATTTTCGGGAAACCTCACGGTTTTCGACACCACTACCTTGTAGCTACCTATTAACTGCGACCTAAACTCATCTCTAGCAGATTGAGTTTGAAAAGACTGACCCAAACCAGAAATTATTAAATCTATAAAATCGACACCAGGAATATATGACCGAGCGAGATATATAATATTCGTTGTTGATATATTAGTGTACGACATTGTTTATCGAATACGTATCGTCTGTCAAGACTCTACGACTCAATTAACAAATCAACACTAAATATCTTCATTATCTCCACTTTCACTCAAATCATTACCCCTGAAATTCGGAACTCTGGCAAATTCCGAAGACTCTGACTCTGTTTTTGTATTTTTCCTCTTTTTTCCTTTTTTATGAGTTTTTCTTTTTGAAACAATATTCGAATTACTTATTAATTCTATAGACTCATCTAAATCCACAGAAGGAAGTTCAAGATCAGAAATGTCATCACACCTTTTCAATATCGTTGCTCTAAGACCATGGTTGATAATTGTCCTTGACTGCTCAACAAGTGTGGCTATCTCGATGGCTAATGGATAGTAACCATCTTCGATCGGCACGCCTACGAGCTTAAAGAACAATTCCCATGGGGCTCTTTTAACATCATCCACACACATAGAATAGTTTGGTATGAACTTAAATTGGAAGTCTCTAGAGGAGGCTCTCGTTTTAAATTCAGCAACTAAACCATTCTTAAATCCTTTCATCCTCCTATCCATCAGTGTAACAGTAGCACCACCACCGCAACCTTCAGGAACCATCCACACTCCAGAAATTACGACACCCCTGATAGTGACATACTTCGACTCTGAATTTAGCACAACACCTTTAAGAATATTTAAATTTACGGTAGACCCTAAACCAGAAAGTTTAACGACATTCGTTTCACTAATGGAGACCGTTCGCAACCTTGTCAATGATCTAGGCAAAATCTTGTCTGCAAAGGACATTTTTACGAAATCATTGACCTTAAGTTGTTTAGGTTCCTTTAGCTCAACTAGTGCCATTATTCTTTTCCGGCTCAATAAACAAAGATCTAAAAGAAACAGGATCACTCAAATATTTATACAAAGCACACAAAACAAAAGAACAACTGCAAGCGTGAGGGAAAACCTCACGAATTGCGTCATCCAAAAACATATAATAACAATTATTGGATAAAGGTTTAAAAACATCAAAAAGAGACACTCTAAACTCTTCTAAATGATTCCAATCTTTGATACTTTTATTTCCCAGTTTTGAAATCAATTTTAAAGGATCAGGATATACTATGCAACCACCGGGGTGTCTCACTATATATTTACCACAAAAATATCCTTGGGACCTTCTGTATAGCTTGGCTGAAAAATTCCACATTAAGCTCGCTCCAGCATGAACATTATCGCACGGAGTACCTTTTGGCATGTATACTATAGAATCATCACCACAAAACGCAGCTTTGAATGATTTTTCCATAGGCATACATGACGCCAGACACGCGGCAATAATGATAGTATTCCCTATGAATGTTGTCACATCACCGCTTTTTCTCTGATACCAAACTGACGTTTTGATACCAGCCGAATAATCGGTAATAGTGGTCAATTTATGCCCCATTTCCCAAACATATTTAAGATATTTGTCAAAACCCAACCTTTCCCAGATCTTCATTTCAACTGCACAATGGAATTCATTCTGGGATTTGTCATACTTGGAGACATCCAATTCATAGACATCCAATTCCTGTTTTGAACTTAGATTCGAAAAGAAATCTTGAACATCACTCGGAGTTTTCCTTGTGAAGAAAAGAAATCTTTCAGAATCTATGCTTTCCAGGAGACGTCTAGTCATGTCATCAAAAACCGGCCCGAAGATTGCATTAATATCCTTGCTATGATAAACAATTGTTTGCAAAGCTGGGTACTCCGATAAAATACTATTATCAAGCTTTGCTTTGGGCTGCCTCTTAATCATATGTTTATACTCATTTACAGCGCCCATGCATTTAATATTTTCCAATTGCCCCAGTGTAGCTGGAGTCTGCTTTCTCAACCATTCGCAAACTAACGATTCGCTTCCCATGTATGAGTCCGCTTCCAACCTATCTTTATTCACATATACATCAAAGAACCTGGAAACAACTTTCTCAGCTACTGCATCGATATCAACATCACCACTTAGTTCTGGACAATCAAAATTACGCTTAATCATTGCTATCCAGTTCTCGAGCAGGCCTGGAGTCCTAGGTTTTTCTACAGCAGTCCTGAGTACGGGCTGTAAATAAGACCTAGATGACTCTTTGACTAGCTCAGGAACAGGATCGAGCTTTGACAGTGTTAATCGTATGTCCTGAGAATTAAGAGCGATATCGGTAAGTCGAATTGTAGTTGCATCAAAATTATTAAGCACAGTGCTATTTCCTGGCAGACAACAATCATAATAGTACTGCAAGTCAGAAGCAGAATTGGACTTTGCAGTTTCCTTGTGTAAGTTGCGAAACTCATACACGGGAAGGTCCATTAATTGCTATTTGGTCGAAGAATCGACTCTGAATGTCTGTAACATGAAAGATGGTACACTACACAGTGATTCTATTTGTGTGCACAAGTTATCAAGTTTCACTGTATAGTACACCAATCTGTGAGTGTGCCTTGAAAGTGCCACCAAAATATGAGGTGAACCTTTCTCAACCAAAGATAATTGAGTAGGGTCCAACCTCACCAATGCAACATCTTTAAAAGTTTCGCCTTGTACCTCATGCACAGTGTTCACAGACTTGTAACCTCTTTTTTTTAAAGTTTGTTTCTCAGCCTGGGTGAATACTAAGATTTTATCCCATGTTTCCTTATACCTTTCAGGCTGGAACACAGCATTTCCAATCAAATTTTCAACATGCAGCGACCTTTCCACAGAACTTGTAGTTGACACATGCCTCTTATAAACTTCATTCAGTTGTAACGTGACATCCATAGGACATCTGTGCGTTACATTCCTGCTTTCTACCTCATCAACCACCAGATTCTTGAGACGCTCGGGATACTCAAAATCCATGACCCTGTTCAGAAAGGGAATTTGCTTTGTATCACCATAAATATAACATGTTTTTGCCTTTGAGAACAAAGCGATAAAACTAATAATTCCAGTATGCACCATCAATCCCTCATCTACCCAAACCTTATCATAAGATAGAGGAATAGGATTCATGAGAAATGAATCGATAGTTCTTACATTAGAATTAGTAGCCTTTTTCCCTATTTTGTTCAATCTTCCCCTGAGCATCTCAGATGCACTCCTTCCAGCACAAAGTACCAAGTCTTTGGACAGATCACATCTTTCGATTATCTCTGCACTCTTTCCACATCCTGGAACGCCATCAACGAGTACAAATTTGCACTCGGGATCTCTAATCTCAATGTTGGATAGCTTCTGAAGAATCTTCATAGAAGAAAATAGCATGCTATCCCCGTTAACTGCAACACGTTTCCAGTTTGATGGACATATCAATTTCTCTTGATGTTCCTTATCCGCAGACAGGTAAACAATTTTGTCTCCTTCGGTGGTGTCAGCAACACCCCAAGCATGGCCATAAGTGGGTGGTTCTAGCAACCATGATTTGGTAGCACAATCATACACACCATAGGTTTTAAAACCTTTTGCCTGACCGGGCATGTAATCATGTACTATTTTTTGCAAATTGTTCAAGGTTGCCGTCACCACAGCTGCATAGTAGTCAATTGCATTTTTCATCTGCTGTTCTCTCACGCTACCACTGTACAACAAAATTTTCTTTTTGAGATTTTTAAATTCACTGACCATTTTTCCATTCAGATCACTGAGGTCAGTTTCAACTCCATCATCATCTAACAAAGTAAACTTCATGCTTGCTTCACCAGAAATTCCTGCAAGTGGTAGACCAATTGAGGGTTTTTCAACCCAGACTCTTTTTCCTTTTTCTCCATTAGGACCCTTTATACAATGTTCCTTGGGTACGGTGTATACTTCCCTATCCTTTTTACATCTATCTAATGCCAAAGACGTAGCAGAACATAAGTTATCACCCCTAGAACCATCAACATGTGCAAAGGTCGCAGCAAGAGTACTTTCAGGACATTGACTTGCTGATATGCCTGCTAAAGTAATACCGAAATCTCCAGTCGTAAGACCAGCCAGTACTTTCGACACTACGTCTAAATCAACTTTAAGACTGTTACAGAAATGGATGAATTTCTCTTGATCGAAAGAAACAGATGGAAATCTCTTGGATATATCGGACGCAAGGATAAATAATTTGTCACTTGCCGACAAACTCTCACTAACATCGCATGATTTAGGTTTTGAAATGCCATTGTATGATAATTTTATCGAGTCTTCAAATGACATTAACAAGTCAATATCTCTGATCTCGAGTCTATCTTCAACGGACTTCATATAACCCTTTTTCAATAGCCAGCAAGTGAGAGGTTCGGTATGCTCCTGCATAAATTCCTTGAATGCGCTATATCCTAGTGATAACACATTACGCTTTTCGAAATTGAAACTTTTAATTACTGCTTCAGCCTTTAAATTGTTAAACTTAGCGATCAAAAATAAGGACAAGGAGATTTTTGATATTAACTCTAAAGGTATATCCCATTCCGATCTTACACTAGTACCATTGACTACTACCCTTGATCTTATTGACTCACAAAAGGACAAAACATTCTGAAATGTTAACTGTTTCGCCTGATAGGTTTGGACATGATTTAAAACTGTGAAAACGAAGTTCTTGTCCACCATTTCCCACGATTCAGTAACATGATCAGATTTTTCAAAAAACCCTTCAAAAATAGGAAGTAAAACACACTTACTACCCTTAGGAAACCATACACTCATTAAAGCTTTATCTGTGAAGATCGGTGTCTTTTCTCTAAGCGTACAGCATAATGCGCTGCGTTCCCACATATCGTCCATTTCGGTGTCAATTTCGGGAGCGACAGAAAAAACGCTTCGATTGAGACAGTGCGTATCTACAAGACAAAACTTTACAAACTTTGTACAGACTCTAGAACACAAAAATTCTTTAAAATAAACATATCTAGTACTAGCAGGAAAGAAAGTACGAGCCGTATAAGCCATCAAATTAGAAAATTTGTGTTTATACGCGAGCGTACTTTCTTCTAGAAAAGTAAACACGATGTCTTCGCCTTGCCGCGAAAATACTGCATTGATGTCATTCAAAGTACCCTCAGCATAACCCATAGCGATCTCTTCGCTCATGTGGAACGCTGCATACATAGTTTGAACATTTTTCCTCAGTAATGCAGGTCCAAGTTCATCAGCATCCATATCATAGAGAGAATGGAGTGAAACAGCATAGTTGCTTTCTTCAACTGGAATTTTGCACTCCTGAAATCTATCATTGCATGTAATGTACTCAGGATGCTCATGATAAGTTCTGAAAGCGTCCAGCTGGTACTCCGGTAATGCACGATGCTTCGGAACGTCATGGGAAGAAATTGCAGTAGGTTTAACTGAATGTTTAGAAATATGCCTTTTTATGTTTTCATGGTAACCTTGAACTCTGGCAATATCTCTAATGTCCAACATGGGGTTACAGCAATGAACATAAGAACGACCCTTTAGCATATGAGCTGAAAAATTTCCCCCAATATCATAAGTGGGATACCCATAAGGGATCTGAGTCATCATCCATTCGAGCTCTAATGATCGCAATCCACCGGCCAAATTATGGACAGAATTGGTTGTACCGGTAAATTGTACATTGAACTCAGGGTAAGCCCTAGTAACCAGTGCGACATGCTCCTGTGTGAGTGCTCTTGAAAAATAAATTTTGGGACGTTTATCCAATGACTGCAAAGTATTAACAGTGTCTTCATAAATCTTTTTGCAAGCTAGTTCACTGACAACCTTGTCAACAGCAGCAGCCGGAGCCCCAGACAAAGTAGCAATATCACTAATGTGTGCCATGATGTTATTGTAAATGTATGTTGTAAATTGTTATTAAATTACCTGTGATTGTGTTTGTAATCGTTGGTAAATAATAC